CGGCGCTGGCGCTCTGGCCGCTGTTGGTGACGAGCGCCCACTTGACGAGGCCGTCCGTCTGGAGCCACGGGTCCTTGGCACCGGCCGTGGTGGTCGGGCTGGCCCCGTAGCAGTTGATGTTGCTGGTCGTGGTGCGCTCGTCACCGAGCATGAAGTTGCGTTCCCAGCCGTTGCGGATTGCGCGCACGAAGTCGGCCTGGACCTGCGGGAGGATGGCGATGGCGCTGTCCTCGTCCAGCTCCCTGGACCAGAGGGCGCGCGCGCCTATCTTCTTCGCGGTGAGGGTGACCTTGGCCGCGCCGACCTGGGTCGCGCCGACCGCCGACGCCGAGTCGTCAGTGGACTCGTCGACGCCGTAGACGCTCATGTTGCTGGACTGGTACGGCGGCTCCCACGGGTTGGTCGGCATGGGCAGCACAGTCACGTTGTCGAACAGCGGAGACTGCGCCTCCACGTCCGCGAGCAGGACGTTGCCGAGCCCGGTCGGCACCCACGCGCTCTGCTCGGTCGTGTCCATCGCCTTCATGAGCGAGGCGGTGCTGAACTCCTTGCCGGTGTGCAGGGCGTAGCCCCGGCGCACGCGCTCGACGTCGAACGTCTTGGGGCTGCGCTGCAGCATCTGGCCCAGCAGCCACATGTCGTTCTGAAGCTCGGCCACATGGGCGTCGTCGGCCTGGCCGGTGACCTCGGCCATGGTCGCCTTGCGCGCGGCCTCGCCCTTGCTCACCAGGGCGGTGAACTGGCGCTCCACGACGTCGGCGATGACCTTCTCGAACTTCTCGCGGTCCTGGTCGGCCGCAGCCTCCTGAGCGGTCTGGAGCCCCTTGAGGTGCTCGATGGCCGCGTCGACCGTCTCGAATCCCTGCTCCTTGAGCTGGGCGAGCAGCTTGTCGCTCATCTCACTTCCCTTCCTTGAGTGTGTACGCCTTGCCTGCGGCGTAGTCGAACCGGCCGCTGACCACCTTGCTGATGAGGCTTTCGAGCGAGCCTCCGTTGGCGACCCCGGACCCCTTGGCCTCGGCGTCGGTACTGCCGGACCCGTCGAGCAGGTCCAGGGCGCTGTCCTCGGTCAGCCCCAGTTGCACCAGGGCTGCCTCGAGTCGCTTCGCCTCCGTGTCTCCCTCTCCACCTCCTTGGTCGGCCGGGGCCGCACCCAGCTTCTCCAGTGCCGTCTCGACCAGCGCGCGCAGGTCGGCCATCTGGCCGTAGATGCTGGTCATCGTCTCGTCGAAGTCGGCCTGGCAGACGAACGCCTCGCCCTCGCTGACCGACGTGATGACGGGCTCCTCCACGTTCTCGCCCGCTGTGGGCTCCTGGGGGCTCGTTTCGCGCGTCTCCGCGTCTTCGACGGCTCCCGTGTCGCCTGCGGCTTCCGCGCTCTCAGACGCCGTTTTCTCGTCCCCTTCGCCAGCGGTGTCGAGCACGTCGTCCACGACCTCGCTCGGAGTCGGAGCTGCCTTGCCGACAGGGTGCTGCTCGAGCCACTTGGCGTAGCTCAGCTGCAGCGCGTCGGCGTTGGCCGGGATGGGCACACCCGACAGCTCCAGGAGTTCCCACGACGTGAACACGTAGCCCACGACCCAGCCCTCTTCGTTGCGCCGCTCGGTCCACTCCTTCGGCTGGAAGCCGATGCTGACGGCGTTGAGGAAGCCGCCCCGATACTTGCGCTCCACGTCCATGGCGAACGGGTCGCCCGAGTCGAAGAGGATGTCGAAGTCCACCCCGGTGCCGGGGACGATGCGCACGTCCTCGGCCTTCCCGACGGGGAGCCGACCGTGCCAGTCGTGCGCCCAGAGGAAGACCGGGTTCTTGAGGTAGTTATCCAGGATGGCTCCGTCGGGGACGATGATGTCCCCGTCCCGGTCCACGGCTCCCGTGGAGCCCCGGAAGGTGAGCTTGTGGTCACCCTGGTCCTTCTGCCCCTTGACCACCTCGAGGGTCAGGAACTTGTGGCGCAGCCCCGACGTGGGCGGCGCGACTGCTTCGAGCACGTCGGTCATCGTCATACCTCCTCGCCTGGTTCGCCCACGACCGGCAGGGCTTCACAGCGGCAGTTGATATCCTCTTCGGCCTCACCGCTCAGGCCGGGGCCTTCAGTCTGCACCCCGCTGCCGAGCGTGAACATCTCGTCCAGACCCACCACCTGACCGTTGATTTCCGCGTGGCTTTCGCGCGTCCGCTCGTCGGTGGCGGTCAGCCACTCCTTCCCCGTGCAGACGCCGGACTCCCTGAACTCCAGCAGCCGTCCCTCGCTCGACGCTGTGGCCGACTCGGTGCGCGCGATGCGCTCGGCTTCGTAGCCCTCTTTGTTCTCGAACACGTCACTGACCCGGCCGACCAACTCGTCCAGCGTCTCGCTGGCGAGCGTGCCCTCGTTGAGCGACCGGCGCAGGTCGTCGGCAGCCTGCTGGGTGACGGCGAACGAGAACCGCTCGGCCCGCGTCCCGGCCCAGTTCTGCAGCATCACCGACTCCTCTGGAAGCAGGTTGTCGAAAGCGAACTGGCGGGCGACCACCGCCGCCTCGTCCAAGGCCACTTCGACGTCGTGCTCCTTCCAGAGCTTGCCGAGGTCGGCGCTGACCGTGGCGATGTCGAAGACGAACTCGTCCGCGAGGTTCTTGCTGCGCAGCATCAGCGTGGCTGCCGGTCCCTGGGGGTGCAGTTCGTAGTACGCGCGGCTGCCGTTGCCGACCAGGGCCTCGCGCATCCGGGCCACCATGTCGCGCTCGACCTGACGCCAGAGCTTGACCAGCTTCTTCTTCATCTTCGCTTCGCGCTTCGACAGCCGCCGCGCGTAGCGCGCGTGCTCCTCCGGCATGTTGCTCTTGACGACGGCAATGGCCGCGCGGGTGCGGGGTGACGCGAGCACCACGGGAGCGGGCGGTAGGGCGCGCTTTTCGGGGACGCGGGGTAGGTCGACGACGTTCGGTCCGTCGGGCCGTTCCGTGAGCGCAGAGAGGAAGCGAGCGGTCGCCTGGGAGTTGAGGACGATGCCGGGGCTGCGCTGGTACGGCTCGTCACCCCAGGTCACCGGCTCCTTGCCCTGCTCCTCGCGAACCTCGTTTATGTAGGTGACCCCGTGGTCCAGCTCCTCCATCGTCTTCGTGTGCTCGAACTCCTCGTCATGCGGCTTCGTCGACGTGAACTCGACGGTGCAGCCAGGGGAGAAGCGCGGCAGCAGGAAGCTGTTCATCGTGTCGGCCTGCAACTCCAGCCGGGGGTCGATGGTGTAGGTGGCGAAGTTCAGTTCGTCCTGGAAGGCGTTGGCCCGGTTGACGTCCTCCACGATGCCGACGATTGAGCGCGGCACGCCGAGCCCGGCGAGGATGAAGTTGCGGCTGTCCACGAGCTGGTCGAGGAAGTCCATGTCGGCATGGGTCAAGCCCGTCTCCAGGTACTTCAACCCGTGGCTGGCGACGGCAATCTTGCGCCAGTTCTCGTTTCCCTGGTGGTTGCGCTCCCACCGCTTGCGCAGGGCCTCAGAGTCCACCTCGTCAAGCTCGAGGTCGGTCGACAGGTAGCCGTCCGGCCGCGCCCCGTTCTTGAAGAACTTGTGGTTCCACTCCTGCGCGTTCTGGTTGGTGGCGATGGCGTATCGGAGGGCCGACAGCGGGCTCGCTCCGTGGAGCGGGTTCCGGGGGTCCGGGTTGGGATACGCGAAGTGGACGATTTCCTCCGGGTCGAAGCTCACCTGCTCCTTCCCGTTGTCCAGGATGTAGCCGTCGATAAGCTTCTGCTTGCCCGGCACGATGGCGACCAGGGCGGGGTTCAGCGGGATGATTTGCTCAGGCCCACCAGCGTTGTTGTACACCACGTACCAGAACGCCTCGCCCGCGTGGTCCAGGTGGAGCTGGGTCAGGTGACGGAGCCGGTTGCCGGACATGGCTTCGTTCGGTCGGGCCAGCACGTCGAGCAGCACATGCCGCTCAATCTCCATCCCGGCCGGGTCGTACAGGTGCATCCTCGCGGCCGACGTCTTCATGGCGATGGTCCGTGCGCAGATGTAGACCCAGCCTGACTGGCCGTAGGTCGCGAGGTACGCCGCCGCCTCGGCGGGCGGCATGGCGGACATGACGTAGCCTCCTGCGCTGAGTGCCGAGGCCGTCCCGATGAGCGCCGCCTTCTTCCCGGAGACGAGTCGCGGCAGCCACTTCGGGAACCTCACCGGCCACGCTCCTTACTCGTCATCCTCGTCCTCCTCGGGTTCGTCGTCGGGCTCCGGCTCTGGCTCCTCGTCCGGGCCGCCTACTGCCAGCAAAGCAGCCGGGGATACGGATTTCAAGGTGAGGTACAACAGAGCTTGAGTGCAGGCGTCCACCATGTCGTCGTGCGCGCCGGTCGGGAACGCGCTCGTCTCGTGCAGGAAGTCCTCCACCCAACCGACGGTGCGACCGAGCGTGTCCTCCTTCGGGTCGGGCAGGTAGACGTTGCCCGCCTGGATGATGGGCTGCGCGGCCAGCGCGCGCATGAGCTTGCTGCCGCCGAGCTTCTTCGGGTCGACGGCGATGAGCCCACCGACCTTGCGCTTGAGCATCGAGATGACGGCGGGGCCGTTGGCCTTGTCTTCGATGAGCTTGCCGCGCGCCAGGGGGTGAGCCACCGTGAAGCGCAGCACCGCCTCGACTGTCTGCACGAAATCCCAGTGGCCGCGCACCTGGTCGAGCAGGTAGATGTCCGGGCCGACCTTCCCCCAGAGCTGACCCACCACCCAGTCGTTCTCGTCAAAGCCCTTGAACGTCATGTCCCACGACT